GCGGTGGGTTGAAAAAATCAATCTGCCGTTTATGCCTCGTGACTATCAGTATGATGCCTTCATACACGCACTAGAAAATAAGAGAAGTGTTTTAGTATCACCTACAGGTTCAGGTAAATCTTTTATCATATATCTCTTACTCAAGTGGTACCTTGACCGATATAAAGATAAAAAGGTTTTATTAATTGTTCCAACTACTAGCCTGGTAGAACAAATGTATTCTGATTTCAAAAGTTATAACTTTAATGTTGAAGATAATTGTCATTTGATTTATTCGGGTAAAGATAAAGACACAGAAAAACCTGTAATGATTAGTACATGGCAATCTATTCACAGATTAGGTCCACGATGGTTCGAACAGTTTGGTATGGTGATTGGTGACGAGTGTCATGGATTTAAGGCAAAATCTCTTTCTTCTATTATGAACAAAGCAGTTAATGCTGAGTATCGATTTGGTACAACTGGAACCTTAGATGGTACTCAAACAAACAAGATGGTACTCGAAGGTTTGTTTGGACCTGTACACAAAGTGACCACTACAGCAAAACTTCAAGAACAAAAAACTCTATCAAAGTTAGATATAGATATACTGTTACTTAAATACGATAAAGAAATTCGAGAAAAACTTTCTAACATTACCTATCAGGAAGAAATTGATTTCTTAGTTACATGTGAAGCTAGAAACCGTTTTCTTCGTAATCTTGCTTGTAGTCTTGACGGTAATACATTGGTTTTGTTTAACCTAGTAGAAAAACACGGTAAAGTTTTAAGAGAATTGATTGAGAATAAATTAGATGATGGACGAAGATTATTTTACGTGTCAGGCGAAACGAAAACAAACGACAGAGAGGCCGTTAGGAAAATTGTTGAGAAACAAACTAACTCAATTGTTCTTGCGTCCTTGGGAACCTTCAGTACTGGTATCAACATTCGTAATATCCATAACATTATATTCGCTAGCCCTAGTAAATCACAAATACGAGTCCTCCAGTCGATTGGAAGGGGTTTGCGAGTCTCCGATGACGGAAGAACAACTAAACTATACGATGTCGCAGATGACTTGCGTAGTAGAGGTAAACCAAACTTCACCTTGAGACACAGCGCTGAAAGAGTTAAGATATATAATTCTGAAGAGTTTCCTTATAAGATGCATGAAATAAAAATCTGATGAAAAAAAGAAATGTAAAACAATTTATTTTAACTAATGGACAAGAAATTGTTTGTGACGTAATAGAATGGGCTGAAGAAAATTTTTCTGAAATAGTTGTTCGTAATTGCATGGAAATTGTTTGGATGCATAGTAACGAACAAAGAATATATATGTTTAAACCTTGGATGCATTATCAAGAACTTACTGAAGATTTAATCATAATTAATTCTGACCATATTATCTCAACCGCTGAACCTACAGAATATTTGGTGTACCAATATGATGTTGCTGTTAGAGATATGAACGAATCTGGTGATGACCGTCGTGAGGAATACTCTCATGAAAGAAAAAGAAAATATCAAAAACTTGCCGACTACCTTCTAGAGTTAACAAAAAAAGATATGGAAGGAAGTTTAGATTCTGATAAACCTAGTAATATCATCCCATTTCCACCTCTAATTCACTAGTATATTATCCTTGGCGTGTTAAGCTTTAGGGTAACATATTTTTTATAAAAAGTCAAGCTTGATAAGAAAGAAATTTTGTGTAATAATTAATTTATGTTTTGATTTATGAGATTTGTTATATGAAAAAAGAAGAGAAACCCCATTACGTAAACAACGCACAGTTTTCCCAAGCGGTTGTGGACCATGTAAAGAACGCAAATGAATTTGTAGCACGTGGAAAACCTAAGCCTATGATTCCTGATTATATCGCACGATGTTTTCTAAAAATCGCTGAGGGTCTATCACACAAGGCAAACTTCGTTCGTTATACCTATCGTGAAGAGATGGTGATGGATGCTGTTGAGAACTGTCTCAAGGCGATTGACAACTACAACATAGAGACCGCTACACGTACAGGTAAACCAAACGCATTCGCATACTTTACTCAAATTTCGTGGTATGCATTTCTGCGTAGAATTCAGAAAGAAAAGAAACAACAAGATATCAAACTCCGATACCTATCTGAGACTGGTCTTGAACAACTGGTTGCAGAAGAGTTTGAGAACAATCCCGCAGCGAAACAAACACAGGCATTCATTGATGACCTACGTGAACGTATTGACGCAGTGAAAGAGAATGATGAAGCTGTAAAAGATTATGCAAAGAAGGAACGTAAGAAAAGAACCCGACATGTTGACTCTGACTTGACAGACTTCTTAGTTTAGTGTATAATGAACAAATTGTGGACTATTTGGAAATACGCCCTTGGCGGATTCTCTGATGACAAAACGGAACCTTATGATAATTATGTTGCACTCCTACGCACTGTTATTGTGGGGGTTAATTTTCTTACGTGTTTTTTTATAATGGCAAACGTGGTGCATAACTGGTGAAAGTAGCTATACTGAATGATACCCATTGTGGTATTCGTAATTCTTCTGAAATTTTTATGGAATATCAATCACGGTTCTATACCGATGTTTTCTTTCCATATCTAAGGGAACATAACATCAAAAAGATTCTGCATCTTGGAGATTATTATGAAAACCGTACTTCGATTAATTTTAAAGCGTTACATCACAATCGAAGAATATTCCTTGACAAGCTCAGGGACTATGGTATTCATATGGATATTATTCCGGGCAATCATGATTGTTACTTCAAGAACACCAATCGATTAAATGCTTTGAAAGAACTTCTTGGTCATTATATGTCTGAGGTTCGTATTATCGAGGAACCCGAAGTAGTTGATTATGATGGATGTAAAGTTGCCTTACTTCCTTGGATTAACAACGAGAACGAGAAACGTGTGAGAGATTTTATCACTACATGTAAAGCTGACATTTGTGGTGCCCATCTAGAACTAAATGGATTCGACATGCAAATGGGCATTCCCTGCACTGATGGTATGGACGCTAGTTTATTCTCAAAGTTCGATATGGTATTGTCTGGTCACTTCCACACCAAGTCTCAGAACAACAACATTCACTATCTTGGTTCACAGATGGAATTCTTTTGGTCCGACTGCAATGATAAAAAGTATTTCCACATTCTTGATACTGATACAAGAGAGTTGACTGCTATTGAGAACCCCATCACAATCTTTGAAAAGATTTTGTATGACGATACAACATCCAAACAAGCCTTAACTAAGGTATCGCATCTCGATAACAAATTTGTAAAGGTAATTGTAATTAATAAATCCAAACCTGCTGAGTTTGAAAAGTTCATTGACCGTATCAATTCTAAGAAAATCTATGGACTACAGATTGCTGAGAACTTTCAGGACTTTGCTGGAGCGCAAGTTGAGGACGAAAATGTTTCTATTGAATCTACAGATAAATTGTTGTATACTTACATAGATGCGGTTGACACTGATTTGGATAAAGACCGTATTAAAAACAAAGTACACGAGTTAATGATTGAGGCGCAAAGTTTAGAAATCGTATGATAAAATTTCGACAACTGAAATATAAAAACTTTCTTTCTACCGGCGACCAATGGACAACTATCAACCTAGAGTTGGTTAAGTCTACTCTTATCGTCGGCCAGAATGGTTCTGGTAAGTCTACGATGTTGGACGCCTTATCGTTTGTTTTGTTTGGTAAGGCCCATCGTAATGTAAATAAACCACAACTGGTTAATTCTGTTAACAATAAAGACTGTTTAGTTGAAGTAGAGTTTGAGGCGTTGGGTCAACAATTTAAAATTGTTCGTGGAATCAAACCCGCAAAGTTTGAGATATGGCAAGACGGGACAATGATTAATCAAGATTCTCATGCCAAAGAATATCAAAAAGTTTTAGAACAAAATATTCTAAAATTAAATCATAAATCCTTTCATCAAATTGTGGTGTTGGGTAGTTCATCGTTTATTCCATTTATGCAACTACCAGCCCAACACAGAAGAGAGGTTATCGAAGACCTACTAGATATTAATGTCTTTTCTAAAATGAATACTATACTGAAAGAAAAGATTGTTATACTGAAAGAAAAGATTGTTGAGAACACTCACAATTTAGACTTAGTTAATTCGAAGATAGATACCCAAGAAGATCATATCATCGAACTAGAAAAAATCTCTGAATCTGCCAAAGACAAACTTGAGACTGAACTCACTGAGCAGCAAGCAGAGTTGGCCCGCCTGGAGAAACTCGTCGAAGAGTATACCGATACTCGACTTCGAGAGATAGAAAGTTTGTTGTTTAAAACAAAAAAGAAGATTGATGAACTGGAGAAGTTTGACTTTCAGTTTGATCAGAAGATTAAGAAGTTTGATAAGGATGTATCTTTTTATGAGGATAACGACACATGTCCCACCTGCGATCAAGAGATCGCCGCTGATATCAAAAGTAAAAAGTTCAGAGAAACTTTCGACGCCAAAGGACAAATCGAAGACGCCAAACTCAAACTCTCTTTTGAAATAGCAAAACACTATGATGAGATGACATGGCATGAAAACATTTTGTCCGAAGAAACATCTAAGTTCCAAGATGTCGAGGTGCACAGGCGTGACATTAAAAGAACCCAAGCGAGGATTCGAAGTCTACAATGTGATCTATCCCAAGGGGGACAGGACTTGGATAGTTTGCAAACCGCAAAATCTACGCTTGAAGATTTACGAAGATCTCGTGAGGAGATCGTGCAGGGGAAAATGGACCTCGCAGAGGAACGGGAATACAATAATGTTATTACCGAAATGCTCAAAGACTCAGGCATCAAAACCAAAATCATCAAACAATATCTGCCCGTTATTAACAAACTCACGAACCA